CTGCACGCGCAAACAACGTTTCGTGTAAGATCTTGCCCACCTTTGCAACGAGGTTTGACATGATCGAGAGTAAGTTCGTTAAAATCATAAGTTTTTCCGCAATAAACGCATGTACAATTAAAGTGCTCTTTAACAGCTCTTCTCCAGAGCCTTTTAGAATCTGAACTTGTCATGGTTATTAAATTGTGTAAGTAGTGTTTTGGACTAGGTAGTAGAGGGGTCATTTACGTATTTTGAGTCTGCTTTTCCTGTTTTCGGATGGACTTTGGAGTCTGCCCTTGGTAGTACTCCCCTTATAGTGAGCAGCGTCTTGCCCATCACCATTTCCGTAGGTACCAAGTTTTCGATTAAGTTTATTTGCATTAACACGTAGGGCTAAACCCTTTTTAGTTTTGTTGTATCGTTTTTGTTGCTTTAGCCTTTTAGCTTTAGCATCTGGGTTGGATTTATAGTATTCAGAGGTTTTTGCCATAGAGCTTAGCCTGTACTAATTCTGGGTCAACGGTTGGCATAACCTTTGCTAGTTTTGCTAGAGGGTTTCCGTCGTAAGCAACTCCGCTAATATCATTAGCTTTCAACCAATCACAAGCTGCTTTTAAATCTTGTGTAGTGGCTTCTCCTGCTTTTATACGCTTTAGAAACTCTTTAGTAACTAGATTATGCAACTCGTTAAACTGGTCTTCAGTTGCTTTCTTTTTCATCGTTTTGCTGTTTTAGCTGCACGTCTAAAGTTGGCAGCAGTAGGAGCTCCTTTTGCTCCGGGTTTTCTCATTTTCTCGCCAGAACCTTTTTTGATTCTTAGACGTTTGGCGTGGATGTTTGCATAGAGTCCGCGTTTAGCCATATCAACACTTACCTTTTTTAGGTGGTCTTCCTTTTTTTGTACCGTAGGTACCTTTTCCTTTTGGCATGATTAACATTTCCATTTGCGAAGGGCAAGAGCCTTACGAGTAGGCTTGCCGTTTGGTTTTTTCATTGGTCCTTTAACACCTGACATACGGGCGCAAAATGATCTTTTGCGAGGACCTCCACCGGGTTGTGGTGCTTTTAGGTTTGAGCCTGTAGCTCTGTTGTATTTTTCTCTACCAGCTTTGGTGAGTCCGCCAGTACGGGATTTGTGTTTCCCTATTTTTAAACTGACGTTAGCCATATGATTCCTCCTGTAGAAAATTGGTATTTACCACGTATCTATACGAAGTATCGGTTTGCCAAACTCCAGCATGATCTGCTGCATTAAAAATTACAGCTCTATTTGCTTTCGATTGAACAAACCCTCCATTTTTAAATGCGGTTCCACCATTACAGTCATTTATGTACAACACAGAAGTTGTAATATCTGGTCTGTTTTCAAAGTCCTGATGGAATCCTCCTACAACGTTTTCATTCCTACGCATAATTACATTCGCTCGGCAAATAAGTACCTCACGAGCTTTTAATGCTGTAAGTAAAGGTTCAATAATAGAAGGAAACCATAACAAGTTTGCTTGTAAAGAAAAATCGTCTAAGTCTTTCTGCCCATAACGACAAGTAAAGGGCATTGCTCTAAAAATGGCTGAATTTACAAGAAAATCTCTAAGAACGTGAAAATCCGCTTCGGGTAGAAAATCATCAATAATCTGATGATTCATTAAACTCCTAAACCTTTCTTGACAATAGCTAGTGCTTTGTCGTCCAGTTCGTTATCAGTTTGCTCTACTAGCTTTTCTAGTAGCTCTACAACGAAAGTCTTAAATTTTGGTGACTTAAGTGCAGATAGCACAAATGGTTTAAGGATTGCTAACATTGTTCTTTAATAATGATTGAATAGGTACTACGTCGGAGCATATGTGATATACACGTGACCCGGGTAGCAGGGTAAAGCCCTTTTGTTGGAGCTCGGCACATTTGAGTGCACGAACCAGCTCAAAGTCGAGCTTGTTTTTTTGTATCTGACTTTCTGCCATACGTTCGCATTGCTTAGTCAGATTCTTATTTAATGGAACTGAAAAGTTTATCTGAAACCCCCAGTTCTCTGTAATTACGTAACCATCTTCTGTCTGTGGTTCCGTATCGTTGCCCATATAAAAAGGAGATAAAGTCATCGTGCTTCCATTACACGAAATGTTATTACCGAAAGATTGACGACTTGGTGCTCCGTTATTTTGAAATTGGACAGCTTGATTCGTAACATTTCCAGTCGCTGCTGCTACTGGATTGCTACTATTATTGGTGTCTCCTTCTGCAAGTACAGGACTTACTGAGAGAATACAGAGAGCGATGTAGTAGTAGAGTTTATTGTGAAGTTGCGAGTATAATCGCGCTGCTCTACTAAGCCTGCTGCTCTTGTTGTTGTTTCTAAACTCCATGGGTTAGCTGTGTTAGTCACAGAAAATGTTGTACCACTACCAGCAATATCTGCTGACGGAGTTATGTTTGTACCAGACCACGTGTTTACAGCAGCACCCCACACTTGGACTTGCTCTGTCTCCACGATAGTTTGAGTTGTAGTGGTCGTACTATTCATCGACCCTGTTGTGAACTGAGGTGTCACAGTTTGCGCTCTAGCTATGCCGGGTGATAATAAAGCTAAAAGCAAGATTAGTTTTTTCATGCTTTTGGTTTGTCTTTGTCTTTATTTTTACCATTACCATTTCCCGTAGACAGCCCGAAAGTTGCGAGTGCGCCCGTAAAAATCGAGGCTACGAACGTGATATCGCCTGCTGTGCTTGACTTTTTAATCATAGGCAGTTCGACATAACTTAAGGTAATAATAAATCCACTCCAGATAACAACTCCAAGGCGCACTGCTGCACCAAGTATTGCCATCTGTTCCTCATGGTCATCTACATTTTCTTTTAATCTTTTTAGGAAACTTTTTGGTTGTCCTTTGATTGGCTTATCTTCTTCCATGCTGTTTTTAGTATAGGTTTCATTGCAGTAACCGCCCATTTAAAAGCTGCTGTAGCTGTAAGAGTGGCTGCTACAGAGACAACCGCAGTTGTCCCAGCCGTTACTAAAATTTCATTTTCCGGGACAGGCATTTTAAAATCTGTAAACGGTATGTCTACTTTTCTTATACCTGTTTGTTCTGGTTCATCTTTTGCCTCTGACTCTACTCCTTCAGGAGACTCTAGATCACTAGGAGGTACAACTAAAGGAATATAAAAAGGTATATCTGCTGTAGGTAGAGGTATCGAGATAGTCTCGTATTTTTCTATAGGTGGGATTATTAATGTGGGTATCACCACTTTTTCATAGGACATTTCATAAAAGGTATTTTTGTTTTAATAGGCATAAAACATCCGCATACTTTGCAGAATTTTTGCTTTGTAAAAAACACACACTCTTTACAAATGTCCATTCTTTCTAGCTTTCTATCCATCTAGAGTCTTTTGCTAGTTCTGTCATAGCAGTTTCCATCTCTTCAATAGAGAGTGGTTTCATGTCTTTAGGGAACTTTTCTTTGACCATTTCTATATGTGCAATAAGTGCTTTATGCAATGTGTCGTCACCTTTTCCTAACCAATAATAACCATCCCATTGTTTAGCAGAACTAGGGTAAGCTATAGCTCTAGCATTAGCATAATCCCATTCCTGAACTGCGTCATAGCCTGTTGGTCCTTCTTCGATTCCTTCACCTACAACACCTTCGTCACCTATTTTCATAGGATGATCTTTTATTGCAACTTGTGTATCTTTTGGTTGATACCCTTGTATTTGTCTAAGATAATAGTTTTTATCTTGTTCTGGAACTGACGGAATCATTGCCCATGTTCCGTCTTCATACTCAACTTTCATAGAGTATGTGTCCATTTCTGTGATTTTAAATTTCATAGTTATTGTCCGGCTACTGAGCCTGAGTTTTGGAATGTCATGTAATGACGGTTTAGTATGTAATATCCTGCTGCGCCTCCACTAGAACCGCCGGAACCTGATGAACCGCCAGAACCTGATGAACCGCCTGAACCGCTACCACCACTACCGTTAGCACCTGAGTTTCCTGTTGCTCCAGTGTTACCAGTTGCACCGGTGTTACCGCTAGAACCGGATGTACCGTAGCCACCGCCGTTTCCGCCAGTACCACCTGTACCGCCTTGTCCGCCAGTACCTCCAGTACCACCTTGACCAGAACCATTACCGTTATTTCCACCACCTGAACCTGAGTTACCAGCAGCACCAGCAGAACCTGATGAACCATTTTGTTGAGATTGGTTGTAACCTCTTCCGTTACCACCAGCTCCACCAGCTCCACCAGCTCCTCCACTACCACCAGAACCTCCTCCGGCTCCACTTTGAGTAGCGTTAAAAGCACAGTTTTGGCTAAATTGGAATCTAGATTTACCTTTTACTGATCTTGATTGTTGGTTATACTTACCACCTTGTGCAAAATAGTGAGTACCTTTACAATACCTACAACCGTAGGCTTCACCTAAATGACTTAAACCACTAGGTTGAGAAATTGAATTACTACCGCAGTGGTTTGCAACCCAAGGTAAGAAAGAATCTCCTCTAAAGTGAGTCCTGAAAACTACACTACCTGTAGCATAAGTACCATTACCACCAGTACCACCTTGTCCTCCAGTACCACCTGTACCACCGTTTCCGCCGCGACCACCGCCACCGCCTCCACCATAAATAGCACCATTGCTATTATTTTGGAAGGTTATGTTTCCGTTTTGATCGCATTTAACAGCAGTATATCCGGGTCCTCCAGAACCAGTTGAACTACCAGCTCCGCCTTTACCTATGATGCTTCCACTGTTCTGTACAACTAATGTACCACCCATAGAACCTTCAATAGTCATAGCAGCAGTTGTAGTTGAACTACCAACAGTTACACCATTATTAATGGTAAGTCTTTTAGGTACGGCAGTTGACCAGTTAGAACCAAATGCACTTGATAACTGATAGTTTGTTGTAGTAGAAGAAATAGTTAACTGTATCTCGTTAACAGCATTGTAAAAATTACTCATAGAGATTTGTCCCGAAGTTGGCACGTTAGTGTTGTTTCCGGGAACTGCTCCACCATTTCTATAATATTCTGACAAGGAGTGAGGGACTGTGCCACCAAATTCATCGACAATATCAGTCATACTGATTGTGCCTGAACCTTGTATAGCCATTACTTACCTCCTTTTAATTCGTCTACTTCTGCTTTTAGTTCGTTTATTGCGTTTATAAGTACGCCTACTATTTTTCCGTAGTCAACTGATTTGACTTCTTTTTCTCCTGTAGGGTCTAAGACTTGTTGTGTTAATACAAGTTCTGGTAATACTTTTTCTACTTCTTGTGCAATAACACCAATAGAAGGTTTACCACTTTCTTTCCAATCAAAACTAACACCACGTAATTTACCAACAATACTAAGAGCATCATTAATAGTATTTACGTTTGTCTTAAGTCTTGCGTCAGAATATGCAGTTACGTTTCCTGTAGCAGTTGCGTTTCCAGAGTTATCTACTTTAAATGACCAGCTTGCTCCAGAGTTTAAAAAACCAATTTGGTTAGAGTTGTTTGCATAAACATATCCTCTAACTGTTGTATTGTATTCATCTCTAAATCTAAGAGCGTTTGCACTTCCACCACCAGCTATGTTCCAGTAGTCATCATGGTCTGAATAGAAGTGTTGACCTGTGCCTGTGTTATATAAACCATCGCCACTATCATCATTTCTAAACCAACCTTCGTTTTCTATACCATGTGTGCCAGTAACATCTATACGATCAACAGAGAGCGTAGCAGACATTGTATCAGCAGTATCTGACCTTAAGAAACTTGAACCGTGCACACCATCTAGTGTGTCAGCGTCTAGTCCACTGCCAGAACCATCTACAGTTTTGATAGCTGTGAGAATTTCTGAGGCTGACTGATCGGCAGTGGCTCCGCTCTCAATGCCATTGAGTTTACTGTGATCTGCATCAGTAAATGTATTACTGTCAGTAGCAGCATTAACCTTGTCTCTTACAGTATTATTTGCAACGTTATTTAAGTCTTCCCTTGCTAGTGGTCTACCACCAGCTTGTGAGCCGTCATGTACGACAGCAGTATCTTTTGACGTATCTATAGTTACTTCACCTTCAGCACCAGTAAATGACGAATGCTGCGAAGTAGTACCACGCCTTAATTTTAATAATTTAGCCATTTAAAGTGTACCGAAATCTATTTGTAAGTTGTTTCCGCTAATAGTCGCTACCTCTGTAAGGTTCTTGTTATTGCAATCTAATGCAGCAGCCAGTTCTGGACTAGGGTCAGCAGCAAGACTAGCAATACCTGAACCAGTTATTCCTACCCATGAACCGCCTGTGTAATAGTTAAGTACATTAGCTGTTGTACTATACCAAAGATCACCAGCACTAGGACTTGATGGTTGAGAACTTGAGATTTTGTATTCGTTTGCATATCTATTAACGTCAGATATAGAACCAGCAACAGTATTAATGTTTGTAGCATTAGAAACTGCGCTATTTATATTGCTTGCGTTAGATACCGCAGCATTAATATTAGAAGCGTTAGAAACTGCACTATTAATGTTGGAAGCGTTAGAAGCTACACTATTAACATTAGATATACTTCCAGCAGTTGTGTTAACATTAGATATGCTTCCAGCAACTGTGTTGACATTCGTAATGCTTCCAGCGACTGTGTTAACGTTACTAATATCGTCGGCTACTGTTGAAATATCAGTAGCACCAGATGCTGAGCTCAGTGAACTTGTTATAGAACCTAAATCGGTTCCATGAGCAACTTGCCCAGCAACGACATTTATATCATTAAGCTGTGATGCAGATAATGTAGAGTTGGCACCAATCTCTTTGATTGTACCACTGTCATTAACGTATAGCTTTTGTGCAGATGTATCTAGGGCAACTTCTCCATTAACAATATTACTGGTAGTTGGTGTAGACGTACCACGTTTGAGTTTAATTACCGCAGACATAATCTAAAATGTGCCTCCATCCACAGTTCCGATACGAGCTGCTGGTACTGTTCCAGAACTTAAATTACTTGCATTAAGTGAGTTAATAATGGAGCTAGTTACATAGCCAGCACCGTTTGTAAGTTGGTTATTGTTAGTAACGTTAGTTGCACCAGTAGCTATACCATTTAACTTATTAAATAAAGCTGTTGAGAAATTCTTTTGAGTTAAACCACCATCACCTACTGCAATAGCTGATGTGTAAAATGGTGCAGCCGTATTAGTTGCGCCTGCTGCTATACCATTTAACTTATTAAATAAAGCTGTTGTGAAGTTCTTTTGTGTAAGCCCACCATCACCAACTGAGTATTCAGTGTTTGTATCTGTAGCAACGAAATTTAATTTTCCACTAGCATCATTATAAGTAACAGAAATATTAGTTTCAGTACCACCATTGACCATAGCTCCTACTATGTCTTGAACTTGCTCGTTAGTTAACTGTGTGTTTTGAGTTACATATCCAGCACCGTTAGTGATGTTGGCATTATTTAAAGAAATATTTGAAGTACCATCAAATGAAACACCAGCGATGGTTCTTGCTGTAGCAAGTTTTGTTGAGGTAGCAGAGTTTCCTGTACAAGACCCTGATGAACCAGTTACGTTTCCGGTTACATTACCAGTTACGTCTCCATCTATATTAGCTTGTAATGTACCTTTAGTTACTGTCAAGTTTCCTGTACTTGCACCAGTAAAACTACCAGTACCCATAAGGAATTTATCTGCTGATTCATCCCAACCCATAAAGGCATTTGATGAACTACCTCTTTCAATAACTACTCCAGCATCACCACTTGGTGAACCAGATGTACCGTTACCAAGTTCAAATATTTTGTCTGTAGCAACTGTGTTAGCTGTGCTAAGAGTTGTAGTTGTACCTTGAACTGTTAAGTTACCGCCAACAGTAATGTTTCCTGAGAAAGTTTTATTTCCTGCTGCTGTTTGGTTTACGTTACCAAGGTGCATAACAGCACCTTCACCGGCTATAGAAATAACTGAGGAGGCTTCTCCACTTCCATTATCTCCAAATCCGTAATATAGTTTTTTATCTGCTTCGTTGAATGCTACTTCTGAAGGTGCTAGTGAACTAGGAGCTCCGGCAGCACCACTTGCAGATCTTTTTTTTAATCTTATTGTTGCCATTTTTTAAAAGTTACCTCCAGTAACTAAAGTGTTTTTAGTGGTGGTGGTGTCCGCTTTGAACTGTGTACCGTCGTAGTAAACAACAGAACCAGTAGTTTTGTTTGACGAATCTACTTGAAACAATGTCCCAGATTCTATTGAATTTGCTACATCTTTTACGTCTTGGATATTATCTGCGACTGTATTGATGTCGTTTCCGGGATTGCCAGTAGTAAGTGGGTTAGTAATAAAACCAAGATCAGTTGTTAATGAAGTTAATTCTCCAGAAACAAGGTTAATGTTACTTTCGTTATTAACTACCTTATCAATGTTTGTTTGGTTTGATACAGCAGCATTGATGTTTGATAGATTAGAATTAACATTATTTATGTTTGTAATGTTTGAAGCAACTGTATGTACTTCTGTTGCTTTTGCTACTAATCTATGGAATGCGTATGTATGGTCTGTAGATGTTGTTTCTACTAAGAAACCAAACCCTTGAGGTATAGTCTCGGTTACGCCTGTAATAACGACAGGCTTACCAGTTCCTCTACCATTTGCAATAGTGACTGTTCCGGAGCTGGGTGTAAGAGCTGTTGATGCAGCTTGTACAGACACAATAGTGCCGTTCCCATCATTGATATCCGGGTTAGCGTCGGGAAAAGATGTTTCATTTGTTAGTGGTACAAAGCCTCCAACTTCTTCTATAAGGTCAATTATGCGTGCATTTATAGCAGCAGTAGTAGCTACAAAATTATCTGAGCTAGACCATGCAGTTCCGCTAGATATTGTTTCACTAGAGTCTTGTCTAAAATACCTTGCGTCAGATTCTGTTTCTGTAAAGTATCTACCATCAAGAGTTCCAGTCGCTAGGTCGTCTGCTGTGATCGACCCATTAACAATATTATTTGAGTTTACCGTTATAGCACTAGGTAATAAACCTGTAGCTAATTTAGCAAACGGTATAGCTGCACTATCACTTATGTCATCACCAACAATAGTTCCGTCTTTAATTTTAACAGAGGTAATAACTCCATCTCTAATCTCGTGAGCTGCAACTTGGTTCCTACTTTCTTGGATACCATGTCTAATCAGTTGATCTAGTTTATTTAAGTCTCTAGCTTTAATGGAGTTTCCGGGCACAAATGTTACAGCCGGGTTAGTTACGGCTGTTCTACTATATATATGTAAACTTTTACCGTTCTGATTATCGCCAAATGTTATTGAGGTTGCATTGTTTGCAATATTATATTGTCCTGTAGATGGTGTGCTTGAATTAGTAAATGTTAACTCATCACCTCCATCCACTCTGACTTTAACGTCAGTTTCATTGATGTATTGTACGCTGAAACCAATAGTAGTACCAGTTCCAGTCTTGTATTCTTCAGTTGTAGTTGCCATTTATCTTTGGGATAAACGGGTGGATTTACTTAGGTATCTCAAGCATTTTATCTATAGTGTCTTGGTTAGCACTTCTATTTTTTAGCTTTTGATTCCTTTCTTCGAGTAACAACTTTTGGACGTCGTTATCGTTTTTAAGGCTTGCCCAAGCTCGTTTCTTAGCTCGGTCAAACGTTCTTGCAATTTTTTTGTAGTGGGGGAATGATTTAGGTTCAACATCAGCCAATCCATTTTTACGGTGCCATTGCATTTCTGCAAGTGATATCTGCATATTTTCTGACTTAGCCATTTCATCAAACTTAGCTAGTAAGTTTTGTTCACCTATAGCTTTCTGGAACATTGATCTGACCTTTGGACTGTCAGATAGATCTGTTCCATCTGGAGCTGTATATGTAGAGGTTCTCATGTCATAGCCACTGTTAAATAGAAACTCTCTACCTTCTGAGTAATCTAAGTTAAAGTTAACAGGTGAGAACGCATTAAACATACGAGTAATAAAATCGTGATCTTTAATAGGTTTACCAGTTAATATATCGTACTTGATAGGTAGTGGGTCTGTTGCTATGTTCTCAGTTATTAAGTTTCTGTTTCTTATAGAACTTTGTAAATCAGAACCTAGCTCTCTTGTATATGGTGTTAGTACTTTACCTATCTCATTTCTAAGACCAGATAAAGGTACTGTGTTATTCATTAGACCAGCAATGATTCTATTAGACTGTCCGGGTTGACCAGAAAATAGATCGACGAATGACTGCATACCAGCTAGATAGGACTTACTTGTAACTGTACTTCCCATTGCCATAGCTAGTTTTAATAATCTATCTTCAGCCCATTCCTCACCCATTAACTGTTGGTGATCTCCTATATCTCCTACTAATGCAAGTATTTGGTTGTATGGTTCAAAGGCATCATAATTAACCCAGACGTCACCAAGTTTTATAGTCCTTGGTTTCCATCCCATGTCTAACCATGCTTGTCTTTGCTTTCTATCTGTTGGTCCATTACCATGTAAGTTACCACTAAGATATGCCATAGATGCCATACTTATAGCAGCAGAACCAATAGCTAATCTACCATTTTGTATAGCTTTAGCATTCATCAAATCCTGTGGTGTTTTTATACCATACTGTAGTAGATCAGAAAGATCATCTCCGGGTTTTGCTTTAGCTATCATGTTAAACTCTTTAACAAAGAAGTTAAAACCGGGAGTATGTTTAGCAGTTAATGCTAATCCGTTAACACCTGTTCTAGCAAATAGGAAGAAAGGTCTAGCCCATGGTGCTTCGTCAAATGCTTTAGCCAAACTTTTACTGAAACCTGTTAAGTCTTGAGTCAATGTAGCTTCTCTTCTACTGAAGTCAGCCATCTCGTCAGCTAAAGTACCATCAGGTTTGAAGATCTGTTGTTGAAATAAATCTTCTTGATTCTTAAAAAATGTCTGATCTAGGTTACTAAAGTTACCATCAGGTAATCTATCAGCAGCAGCTAGAAATGCTTTTTCTCTAGCTCTAGCTCTACCTATCATTAGTGCAAAGGTATCGTCAGTAGCTGCCATAATCTTAGTAGAGTATGTAAGAAGACTACTATCATTCAACCCTCTAACCATGTTAGCTGTACGATATAACGCCTTATCTACTGTATTTCCTCTTGTTTCTGCCCAATGTCCATACATTTGCCATTGGTCATCTAGTTTATTTCTCTCTACAAATCTAGTTTTCATTGTAGATAATTCACCAGCCCAGTAACTATTTAATCTTTTTTTAAAATATGTAAATGCTTCTGGTACCATTTCACGCATTGAGTTAAGAGAAGCTAATGCAGCTCTAGTTATAGTTGCATCACCTTTCATTAAACCACCCATAGCCATAGCCATAGGTCTGGTAAATGCTGCGGTAGATGTACCCATGATTGCACGTACTGATGTTTTAGGTCCTGATAGAACACTATGAGTAAACATAGTACCCATCTCTCTCAAGAATGCACCAGTCTTTTTCTTATCACCAGCAAATGTACCACCTCTCATTTTCTTACGCATAAATACGTCAAGATCATCTAGTGTGTGCACACCGTCAGCCATAGATATACCTTCAAATATAGTCTTAAATACTTCGTCACCGTCTTGTTCAGTAGTCATTTGTAGAGCTGTACGGAACGCATCTACACTTTCTTTTACATCTTTTTTTATTGCTTCTTTAAACTCTTGAGGTGTTTTTCTTATACGTGCATCACCAAATTCTGAAAACATTTGTGATACTTCAGAACTAGATATTTTTCTTAGTTCTAATCCAGCTAAAAGTTTTTCAACCATTTGTTGAGCTGGACCATCAATATCATTTACGTCAACTATGTTAGCTAGTTCTCTAGCAGTAATACCAGCATCTCTTATGTCATTAAACAAAGAAGTATTAACCATGTCTAATGCTTTTGCATATCTAGGTTGTATAAATTTACCAACTGTTTTTCCTGCTTCATCCTTAACTGGTATTGATGATTTAGTAAGTTTCTTAAAGAACTGTGCTGTAGTTACATCACTTGTATTTCTACCTTCATAGATTGATCTAAACATATCAAGATCTTCACCTATACTTTCTTGTAAAGTTTTACCTTGACGTTTAGCAGTCTCTTCTAGTTGTTTAATAAATCCTTGACTTCTAAAATTACCAAGAACTTCTTTTATAACTTTTTCTGTTTCACCTGTTCCTTGAGCCATTCTACTAATCTGAGTGTTAGAAAGCATAGAATCTGTACTACCTTCTTCTGCACCCCATTCAGTTTTCATACGCTTCATAGACTTGTCAACATCTGAAGCGGTGCTGTTAGAAGTTGTAGCTCCTTGCCAAGGGTCAGCAATAGGTTCGTTCTTTGGTGCTCTAAAACCAGAGTCTTTCATCTGTGATTTAGCTTGTTCTCTTTTCTGTACTTCTATACTATCTAGTCTAGACTTTCTAAACTCGTCAAACTTAGATCTAATTGCAGCAATGTCTTCTCCTGCTGCTGCCTTTAGTTCACCTTTAGCATCATACACTCTTTTAGCTGCATCACCTATTTCTTTACCAGCTTTTATTCCAGTATCAGCTACAACCTTTGCACCTGTTTTACCTTGTCTAAGTAACAACTCAGCTAGTGGTGTGATTTTAAATATAGTTGCATCAAACACAGCACCTATACCCATACCTTCTACAATATGTCTAAGTTTATTTAATGCAGGATGGTCTGTATCTTTGGTAGTAAGAGGTGTATCTATCCAACCATAGTGTTTTGTAAGAGTACCAAGTAAATTATCTTGTGATTCATTTTTAGAAGCAAGGTCATAACGTAAACCAAGTAAAGCACCTTTCTTAAGTTCTTTAGCTAGTGTAGTTGTTTTTTTTATTTTATCAAGTTTTGACGCAGCAGTAACAGCTTTAGTTCCAACTGATAAACCTTGTACAGCTTTACCAATACCACCTGTTACAGCGATAGTACCAACAACATCTGTAGCACCTCTGACTAGACCACCCCACCATGTTTTAGTTTCAATAGGGTCGCCGTCGCCATACATAAATTGGTCCCATTCTGTCTGATATCCTTCATCAGTTTTTGACTCCTCTGCCATCTCTCCATTGAAAAAGTCAATAACTCTTTCTGGAGCAGTGATGATATTAGAAGCTATGTCTCTAGCACCAGCTCCTAAACCTATTAAAGTGTCAGCAGCATAGTCTTTTGCTGTAGGACCTTCAGGTTTAGCTTCTTCAGGTACAACCTCTTCAGGCTCTTCCTGTACTGGGTCAACTATACCATTTTCTATATCAGCAGCTTCAATATTTTGTACTGCCTTTTGTGTGTCCTCTTCGGACATCCCTGTACCAGAGATTCCTATCTCTAGTGTAGGGTCAAATTCTTCATTCATAGTTACCACGGTAATTGTAGCCTAAGAAAAGGCTAGTAATCCGCAGTTACTGGTCCTTTCTCATTAAGCCTTTTTTATTATAAATAGAAGTTTTTACGTTCTGTTCACCCTGTCCTTCGTCTTCAAGTCTTGCTCTTGTTATACGAGAACGTGTAGGGAATTTGTAAATAAGATTTAATATTTTATCGTTTTTCGTATTTTCTTTAGGTTTGTCTTTTACCTCTTCTCCATAAAACTGTAACTGTGAGTTAGCTAAGTCAATAGGATTAATTCCCATCCTCATAGCTAGGTCACGATAATAGTCTGGTATATCTCTAGACTGTTTTAATGGTGTTTTACTCCACATCAACAACTCTTGCTGTGATTCTCTATCAGCATTAATTTTTTGTTTTCTCCATTGACCATTAGCAGATTGTTTCATACCTTTCTGAATACTTCTACTATATGTATTATCTGATGGGTCAAGACTAGGATTCATCAGAGCATCTACAGTTCTTTCATCATTTAACACTTCTACTACAGCAGCTTGACCAGCTTTCATACCATCTTCAGGTCTACCTACAATCTGACCATCTCTTACAGTAGCTTGTTTGTAAGCACTATTAAATACTTCTTCTAGACCAGCATATAAATTTAGCCACTCTACTGAAGCAGTTTCTGTACTTCCAAATGTATCTCCTGTTCCTCTGTCAGTGTATGCCTTTAAAAATTTAGCTGCTTTGTCATGTAAATCTGTTCCCGGTACGAGTGCACCTGAAGTAAGTATTTTATCTTTGTATTTATTAAACACTTCAGTACTTACATTTTCCATCTCAAAATCATACACACCACCTTGGTAGCGTATAGATTGTGCAATCATATCTTCTGCAACATCGTCAGGTAAATGACCTTTCAAGGCATCTGATAATTCTATAGGTACATATCCATCATACTTATCTTTGTACATAGCGTACATCTGTGCCTTCTGCTCGTTAGTAGGAGCTTCCATACTTTTTATAACATCTAAATCCGCAGCTATACTTGCTTCTTTTTTCTCTTCTCTAGCAGCAGCACCTTGTTTAGCAGCGTCAGCTAGTTCTCCTTCTAAACCACTCCATTCCTTCCAAGAACCCATAGTCTTAGTAGAACCATCACGAGCTGTTATTTCGTGATTAACTATAGACATAGCTTCTGTATATGAAATAGCATCTTGACTAACTAGATTAATTAGGTTCTCTTTAAATGCTGTTCTACCAGCACCTATAGTAGTCCTGTTTCTAGCTGCATATCTAGCAGCCCAGTCATGTGCTAATTGATGTCCATCTTCAGGATTAGCAGTAACAAAACCAGTCTGTATCATTCTACTGTCAGAAGCTGCTACTTCTGCTTGGTAGTTAGCTTCTCTTTCTACAGCTTGTTTCTTACGTCTAGCATCATCAAACTTATCTATTTCTGGTTTGACAACAGTAGCTACCATTGCTGGATTTAATCCTGCAAACTGTTTAGCATACTCAAACTTAATCTTTGTATCTAAAGCTGCCTGTTCTTGTGGTGATAGGTTGTCCTTATGTCCAAGTTCTGTACGTTCACCATTTCTAAATACTTCTATCTTTGTAGTTTCGTAAGCCTGATATACGTATTGATCGTAGTCTTTAGCTTTGTTCAAAGCATATTGTTCTGCGACCATATACCTTTCCCAACCAGACATCTTACGAAATTCTTGAGCGGTGATACTGTCACCGGTTTCGGCTTCTAGTTTAGCTGAAAACTCTTGTAAAGCTATATCATCTTCAAATAGCATTTCTTTCTCACCTCTAAACTGTGCTTCCAGTTCTGGGCTGACACCTTTAGTAAGAATGTCAAGAGCTATTTCTGCTTCTCTATCTTGTCTATATTTTTCTTGTTTTTTCTGTAAGTAATCACCAAACGTAGAGGATAGATCAGCTAATCCTTGATACATTTTAGCATCATTTCTTAGCTTATCTTCACCTACTTGTTGTAATTGTCTAAAATACTTCTCTTCGTTTGCTTGTATTTCTCTGTCAGATTTTTCCTGTTCGGGAATGATGTCCACGATTTCTTCAGGGGTAACTGACTGACCCGATATATTATATTGTGGAATCATATTTAATAACTCTGGAATGTTCTAATAGTATGACCAAAGGTAGGGTCAACAGTAGCAGTATAAGGCATACCTCCTGCAAATCCGCTACTAGCAATTTGAGCTGGTGGCGTACTTCCGGGACCCATAGTGTTTTTAGGCATACCATCTAGACCAGCACCTAGTGCTTGTCCCATACCCATCATTAATGTTAAACCTACGTTCTCCATTTGTGGTGGTGGGGGAGCAAAGTCTTGTACAGGTGCTATAGCTACTTTACCAAATGATCTATTGAGCTGTGTCTTGAGCTGTCTATTAACATCTCCCATAGCTTCTTTAGCATCAAACCTAGCTGTAGCTAACGCTCTAGATCTCATAGCCTGTCCTATACCAAAGTTAGCTTGGTTTTGTAGCAACTGTCTAGCTACAGACTTACCTCTAATTCCACGCTCGGCAGCAGATACTTCAATGTTACCTTCGTTCTGTAACATCTTCTTAAAGTCTTCTTGGTTCTGGAGGATAGCCATGGACCTAGCATTATTTAATTGTATTTGTGTTCTAGTATATGCACGTTGAGCTGCTATATTTGCTAGATCAACTTCTTGCTCGAACTGTACTTTCTTAGATTGATAAGTACTTCTTGTCTGCATCCACTTACGTTCACGAACCTTAAGTTGATGCTGATACATTTTGCGCTTATGCGCGTTATTTGCGGACGCTTGAGCTGCTCCGCCTATTGCGGATACTGCTGGTCCTATCGCTGCTGGACTGCACACGGGCAAACTCTATAAAGGATAAATTGTTTGGTCCGTAGGGAAATCTTCTTAAAAATTTAAACCCTAGAAACCTAAGTAACTTTAAATGAACACTGTTTCTTTCGTCGACAATGTTCCACAGTAACTTTTCTGTTCTTGCGTTCACATACCGTTTAGCTTCACGAGCAAAGGTATGAGGATAATCGTAGATAGCATCTGTACATAACATCCAGATCTGTCCATTGTTATGGACGCCTGCCATGCCTGCTATCTTTCCGTTGGGTACCTTAAAGTACACTGAATCGCAGTTGTTGATACCAACTACCAGTGCATTTTCAGGGTCATGTCCATGACCTTCAGTAACCTCTCTACGGTCATCGGGTAGTAAATTAGAAGCCACCTGTATGGCAGCTTCCAATGTTGCTGGGTGAATGTATTTAGACACGCTGATAAAAATTATTATTGTAAACTCCTTCCCACGTTAGCGTATGTAATGTGGCAGGAGATGGGTGAGATGATTTAATTATTAAAGTAGTATTTATATTTCTGTCATATATAGGTACTGTTCTCAATATATCATCATTAAACACTCCCGGACTGTTAGCTAAAACAGTATCAGCCGGTGTAACTTCGTAGTCTTCGTTCCAATCTGGCTTACCTGTTCTTTGTAGTTGAATCTGGTAAAATCCTACTGGACCAAATCCAAGTTTAACTCTATGTATAATAGTATTAGCTCTAGTGTCAGCCCTAAAACTCTGTCCTTCCTGACGTACATAGTATATAGTTGGCATGGTTACTGACATTGTATATAGATAACCTATATAAAAAGCCTGACCTGTCCAATCTCCAGTTATTTCTAAGTTATTACCATTGACAGTAATCTCTGCAAAGTTACCTACAGCTACCTTTGGGTCGGCTGTATCATCTATATCATATGCAGCTATGTTAGTATTACCACCATTTAAACCAGCCGGTCTAGCAAATGTAGTCTTACCTCCACTGTATGCACTAGAAGGTAGAGCTGCTACTGGCATTAGATAATCCATATGTACCCTATTATCATATAGAGCTACAGTGTCTGAATCCATCTTAATGCTATATCTTAGTAAGTCACGCTGTGTACCAGTCTCCATAACAACATACAAAGAATCATCTTGAATACAATGGTATTTTATAGTTCCCGGTAAAGTCCATCTAAACCACGACGCTAGTTTTCTATCTTCAATTTGATCGAAATATCTATAACCATATAAGGTAGAAGAACTATCCTCACTGAAAAATATAATTGAGTTTTCTCTTGAGTTACTTATTGTTTTTAAATCTTTCTCAAATAATCTAGAAACTACAGCACTCTGTTCTATAACTTGTGGTTCACCTTCTCTTAATATTCTTGCCATCTCGTAGAAACGAGAGAACTTACCAGCATTATCTAAGAAGCCTATTGTAGTACCAAGAGAGATAGGGTTAGTTGTAAAGTTAAAGTTGTAAGTAGAAAGAGCATTAATTTTAGCTGTAAGTGGACTGAATGTATCACTGTCTGTAGTCAACATAAACTGTTGAGATTTAGCAAATAATACTAAGCCAGTGTTTACCTCTATTGCGTCAAACAAAGTAGCAGGATATTCTGAACTAGCTGATATATTTATAGGGTCACTAGCTATAAGTTGTATAGCTGACTTAGCAAAGAAATTAGTGAAGTCTCCCGGACGTGACATAATTATAAATTCGTCAGCCAGCATAGTAAACCTATTTCTAAAGAAACACATCTTATTTATAGGTCGACCAATAAACTCTGGTTCAGGGTTTGTGTCTTCATCACCTACTAGAGCATCATCCCATTTTGGAACTGCTGGTTGTACTGTACCGTCAATACTATATGTAGAACCATCTAATTCTGTTAACCTAAATTTTGCATCGGCTGTTCTTATTAAAACAACAGGCATAGTAGCTCTGTTAAACCTAATAGGTCTACCGGGTTTAGCACACTCTGTCCATGAACCTTCACCATCTTTACCATTATTGCCTTCAAACTTTACAAAATAGTTATCTTCTTCAGCAGTACTGTTAACTACCTCTACTATCATTCCATGTTTACATTGTGTAGGAAGATCGCCAGCGTCATTAACTTTACCAGCTACTACATTTAACAGCTCTCCTACAGGAGTAGAGCCATTGAAGTTTGTAGATCTACTTACATGTAATCCTGTACCAATCTGTGTAACAGTAAATCCGTTACCAGTGGTAGCTGTGGTACTACCAGTTATACCTTCTCTGATGTCTCCTAAGATACTTTCAGCAGTAATTGTTGTTTCTGTATCGAAGGGTGTAGGGTTTGGTCTGACTAATGCTAGGTTACCTTGTACTTTAGCGATACTAACTTGTTCTACAGTAACCGTATAGATAGCATTTTTCATAAAGACATCAAATGTGTCACCTTCATGCCATCCCTCTCCACCATGTAGTAGGTCGTATGTTGTTGTATATCTAGCCTGATATGTAGTTGTTTGGTTTTCTCCAGAACCAGTTGTAAATGGTACTGACTGTCCAGTTGTAGCTATACGGAAATAAAGGTTTGATCTACCAGAGGAGTTGTTATTATTAATGTTGACAGTGTGTGTACCGTCGGCATATGTAGAGCCATCATCTGTGTATGTCGTATTAGAACCTATGTTAAATATTTTAGTGCCTACGTTAGGAGCATAAGCATCTCTGTTATCTCCTGAAGAAGCTGCACATCTAGTTGATTGACTTTTCCTACTACCTTTAGCAACCATGTTACCACTGCTATTACAGTAGTTATTACTGGACTTAACCATGTCCACTCTAATACGTGTAACGGTTCTTACTGTTGAAAGATCAGCAGGGTCTGTACTATCAAATAAATTTACAGAATATTGTTTTGCATAAGATATACTTTTTAGTTCAATAAATACTTCTTTTAAATAATTTCCTACTGGTTCTACATCGTTTGTACCAGTAAGCATAGCAGGAGTCTTAGTCCTATTATTTAAGTAAGTAAAGTCATTAAGAGTTAGTGTCTGTATATCTTCATCACCTGTGTGATATAAATATTTACCAGCACCAGTTCCTGTAGTAGCATCTACTACATCTACTTCATCTCCGGCATTGTGTAGTGTGTTACCAAGTGGGTCTAGTACTTTTACACACGCCCACATTTTTATTAAACCATCTCTTCTTATCTGTCCTATATATTGCTCGTTCTCATCTCTGTAGTAATGAAACCATTTACCGTTATTAGTAGAATTAGTTAACGTTGACACAAACTCACCAGCCGGTCTCTTTAACAATCCTTGTGTAATGTCAGGCACTGCATTTAGCATGTCTCTTGTCTGACCGGGAATCTTCTGTTCGTCAGGCTGTTGTGAAATACCAGCGTTCAGACTATGTATAGTTTGTGTAATGTTTGCCATTATCTAAATAGTGATTTATAAGGTTGGTAAGCTCTGTACTTGCTTTCTTGAGGAAAGCCCATAAAGTTATGGTCACCTTGTTCTGTTTCATATTCCAAAGCGTTAGCTCTAGCTTGTTGTTCTTCTACCTGAAGTAACTTAACTAGATCACCATTGGAAACAAGTTGTGTAGCAGCACGCATAGATGCTCTGGCTATTATGTATCTCTGTATAGCTGGAGGTACATCTGTAAATGCGTATAGTGTAATTATGTCAAAGTAAAAGTCTTGAGTAAATACGTTGGTCTGGTGTATGGTGTCATATAATTTACCATCTCTTCTGACAACGTTTGTCTCTCTGTCAATCTGACCATCACTGATGTCATAAAGTATGGCGTTAGCTGGTACTACATAGTTACCATTTCCATCAGGAGATTTTTTTACTCTGTACTCTGAATTAAATGTCCAGCCTGTAGATTGTACATCTTTGTTAACTTCATTAAGTAAATTAACAATGAATTGTATCTCTGGATTTAGTAGTGCATCACCTGTAGTATTAGTCACAGGGGATTGACCAATGCTACCCAAGATAGAGTTCACTGCGGATAGTTCGGTATCGGTGCTTATTTGAATAGCCATAAAAAAAAGGGAGCCGAAGCTCCCGTATAAAGTTTGCAATTAGAATGCAGATGGTGCTGTTGCGCCAACATACAATTCTACAGCAGCAGCAGGGTTTAAGTAGTCTGCTCCCATAGCCATGCGACCTAAGATCACATCACCTTGGTATACAACAGACACATCTCCTGATGTTACCTGTACTTGAGGACCTATAGCCTCAACAACTCCAGCAGCTTCTTTCTGGAAGATAAGTCCACAAGACTTAGCTCCTACTTCAGCAGCTTGACCGTAGTCGTTCTTGATACCAGTCTGAGAACCATTAGCATTCTCTAGTGCTGGACCAATGTGAGAACCAAGATTAGTTGGTGCTGTCTTACCTGTAGTTCCGCCGTAAGCTGTACCATACTTGCCAAGGAAAGGAATATTCATTGACTTGTAGATCTGGATTCCAGCGATTTCTACAACGCCATTACCTGACTGTAATGCTGTACCTTGAACGTCTCTGTTGATTAGTCCATTGTTACCAGCTTCAGTGATAAGTGCGTAGTACTGTCTTGGGTTTAGAACAGCCATTCTTCCAGCAGAGCTAACGCCTTTCTCGTCTAATGCAGCAGCAGCTTCATAGAAAGCATTTACTAATGCAGAAGAACTGAATGCGTCAGAATCGTTTGTTGATGTACCAACTCTGATCTGTGTTCCACCGGGCTCTACAAAGTTTGACTTTGTAATTGGAGAAGCAGCCCTAGCTCCTCTTGTGATTGCTCTGAAGATGAGTCTATCATACTTCTCAGCTAATGCGTATCCAATCTTCTTGGAAATTTCTCCTCTCAACTCGAAGTGTGCGAGTGTTTCGTCTAGCTCATATACGAATGCACTAGAAATTAGGAGCTCGTCGCATGTAATTGTTTTTTCTGCGACTGGAGGTGCGCCGTCACTGTTACCTAAGATGCTGTTACCGGGAGTATGGAACTCAGCAGTTGTACGTCCAGTATAAATGAACTGTAAACTCTTTCCGTTCTTAAGTGTTCTCTTCATCACCATGTCACGAGCGATTGTCTCGTGCTGGAATCCTTTGAACATTTCTCCTGAGAACAATTTAAGGTAGAGTGCACGGGAGTCACCTGTAGAGTTTGACTGACCTTGGCGTGTTAGCGAGGTTGTCAAATCTGAACTCTGGTGAGCCATGATTTATCTTAAATGTAAGGGTATTATGTATCGTCTTCTAGCCTAGAATGTTGTCAGTCTTAATTGGTCTAACGTGAGACTGGCACGTTTTGTGGTCTTTTCCCACCGTCGACGGCTTAAAGGTGTCCTCCGCAGAGGGCTTTAGCCAAATTGAGTAGGGAGGATTTGCACCTCCCCTATGATCTACTTGATTACTCTTGTGTAAGACACGCCACGATATACGAAAGTAACTTTCATCGCTATCTCCATATACCTAGACCCCGTTCCATGCCTAGGATTCATGCGTCCCGGTTGGGATGAACGGACGTTAAGTGTCTATTTTTATATTGAAAGAAATAGAAATCCTATCTTCGTTAGATTGGTTAGGTAGGACTCCATGTTTTAAGTGTGCTGGAAATATTAATAGTAATCCTTTTATAGGTTTAATAAAATTTTGAACATATTGATTATGTTGTTCCCTAGCTGCGTTAGTATATGTAACTAACTCAGTATGCGAAACAAAACTCTGGGGGTTCCCAAACGAAATATGTCCTGAATTTTCTGGAACATCTATATAAAAAACTCCTGACAAATGACTATTTGGATGGTCGTGGACCATGTTATAGCTTTGAGGACCGTTAATATTTATCCAATAATTTACAATATCTAACCTTGAATTAAAAGAATTACTGATAGTTTCATTAAATATTTTATACAAACTATCTGAAATTAAAGTCTTTTTTCGTTGATAACCTAATGACTGCCATCCTCCTACATTGCTTAAGACATTACCTACAGGGTCTGCTTGTCTCGCCTTTAAACAATAAGGTTTGATTCGTTCATCAACATCTGTTTCTATTATGTGTATTAAAGTTGGAAACAAATATTCAGCATTATACTTCATGGTGGTGTACAGGTGGACGTGGCTGCCAGTGTCGGGTGACACCGGAGATGATAAAGATATTAGTTATCAGAGTTATCAGAGTCAGAAAGTTCTTTATCAGTTTCTTTCTTTTCTTCTTCTTTATTACAAGGTTCAAAGCTAGTAATACTCGCTCTCATTTTATCTGATTGATGCTTCATCCTATTGATGGAGCTGATAGTGCAACCTGAGTAGCCTCGGCTGAAGCTAGATCAAGTGGGAAGTTGTGAGCGTTACGCTCGTGCATTACTTCCATACCTAAACTTTGTCTGTTTAATACGTCAGCCCAAGTAGGAATTACTTTACCATTAGCATCAACTACTGATTGGTTAAAGTTGAAACCATTAAGATTGAAAGCCATAGTACTGATTCCCATGGAGGTAAGCCATATGCCAACCACGGGGAAAGCACCAAGAAAGAAATGTAAAGCACGAGAATTATTGAAAGAAGCATATTGAAATATAAGTCTACCAAAGTATCCGTGTGCAGCTACGATGTTATAAGTCTCGCCTTCCTGACCAAACTTATACCCGTAGTTCTGTGATTCAGTTTCCGTGGTCTCCCGAATGATTGAGGAAGTAACAAGGCTTCCGTGCATAGCAGCAAACAAAGCACCACCAAATACCCCTGCAACGCCGAGCATATGGAATGGGTGCATAAGAATGTTGTGTTCTGCTTGGAAGACAAACATGAAGTTGAATGTTCCACTGATTCCTAAAGGCATACCGTCAGAGAATGAACCCTGACCAAATGGATAAACTAAGAATACAGCTAGAGCTGCTGACAATGGAGCTGTGTATGCCACAAATATCCATGGTCTCATACCTAGTCTGTATGATAGTTCCCACTGTCTACCAGCGTATGCTGCTACTCCTATTAAGAAGTGAAAGACAATGAGTTGATATGGTCCGCCGTTGTATAACCACTCGTCTAAAGTGCCAGCTTCCCAGATCGGGTAAAAGTGCAATCCTATTGCGTTGGAGCTAGGGACTACTGCTCCAGATATAATATTGTTCCCGTACATTAACGAGCCGGAAACTGGCTCACGTATGCCATCTATGTCTACAGGCGGTGCTGCAACAAAGGCGATTATGAAACATGTGGTAGCAGTTAGTAACGCTGGAATCATTAGCACACCAAACCAGCCTACATATAGACGGTTGTTTGTGCTAGTAACCCAGTTACAAAACTTTTCCCAGTTGGTAGTAGTGTCTCTTTGTAGTGAGATTGCTGCCATTTGATTAATTCTTGTATGATGTTTTGTTTTCTATGTTAAACGCATAGGATATCCTGAGATTATCATGGACACTTCTAGAACGTCTAACTAAATGTGATAAGTATGATGGAAATAATACTACATCTCCCTCTTTTATATTGAGGTAGTTAGGAAAGGTATGACTTCTTAGTGCATCGCACTGAGCTGCAAACTCAATTCCTTTAGCATTACATCTATCTAAATCTTTAGTAAAAGGATTTACAAAGGTTGCTGGATAGTCGTTAGTATCATCAAGTTGTAAATAATAGATACCTGAAATTATAGATGGGAAATGTTCATGCTGTTCTATATACATAGTCGAGTCATGTACATTAAACCATCCATCAATTTCTATCTCAAATTCTATAGGATAACCCTGTAGATAGTCAAGATACTCGTGAACAAGTTTTTTAAACTGTTCATCCCATACAGTTAATCCAGTATCATTTGAAAATGATGTCCATGTATGTTCCAGTTTAGCCCAAGGAGCTGCTTGATTAGGTGCCTCTAATTTCATTTGAGTTAACAGAGGCACAAACTTTTCCTTATATTCTTTATGCCTTTCTACTTGTGCAATGACAATAGGAGTAGGAAACAATAATTCTAATCGGGGGGTGGTCATTAGCTTGAATGTATGTTATCGCATTCCTCCTCTACTTTAGAAAGGAAGAATTGGATAAGTTGCATCTTTTCCTTTGTAGGTAAGTCCTTATCCAATAGTACTTTATATCTTGCGTGTTGAAAATCAAAGCAAGTCATCTTCCACTTGTATGGTGGGATTTGTCTCGGCTTAGAATACGCCGGGGATAATCTGACCAGTGGTGACATAGGCACCAAGAGCAGCAACAAAGCCAAGCATCGCTGCCCAGCCGTTAAAACGTTCTGCTTCATGTGTAAAGATTGGGTTTGTGTTGTGGTGTGACATTTTAATTAATTGAATAGGTGGTTCGTAAGCATACTCGTTCTCGAGTAGCGTGTCTAAGTCTTTTGTTTTCATAGTGTATCGAGATCAGTAATCCACAGGTTTCCAGCTACTACAAATCTCTTAGCATTGGTTTCATTAGGTAACACTTCATGCCATACATAAGATGGAAAGATAATTAAATCTCCTTTATCTTGTTTAGGTGTATAAGTGTTACCGGTTCTATCTAGAAAAACGAAAGGGTTATCTTCTGTAGGTCTTAGAAAGTGAACCCAAGAGAGTTGACCAAAAGCATTTATATCACCTCTGGCATGATGGTGGCAATGGTGTCCAATATTTTTTTTATAATACTGTGACCAATAATCATAGCTGTATCTACAAGTTGTATATACACCTAGTTGTTTCACCACGCCTTCCATAATTTCTGAATATTGTTGATTCCAAATTTTATCAGGTCGTTGATACATACTGAAGAAGTAAGAGGTCAACAAAGGGTTGGTTTCTATTACCTCTTCAAGTAATTTTTGTTTCAACTTACTGATAACTTGGTCAATTTCTTCTTCTGGAAATTTAGTATTTTTATAAAACCAATGTGGTGGTTTAAACATCAGAAATTAAGATCTGAATTGTTTAGTTTTTCTACGACGTCAGCTCTGTAAGCTGGGTCTGTGTCGTAGCGTGGGTCTCCCATCGCTGCAACAAGTTCAGCCTGTGATCTATAGACATTACCTCTAGAAGAGGCAGGCTTGCCTTGTAGCATACGACCTTCGTAGCCATTAGATTCGTCGTACTGACGTTGCAATCCTTGGAATGCTATACCAATAGCTGCTGGGTTACCAGAGTCTACCACAGAATCGAACGCGTCGATCTGGTTGTTAGGTAGATTATTAGCAGCCCACTCAATTACTCTGTTGTAATTAGCTTCTCCACCGGCTGCGTTTTGTACGCTGTTGACTTGTCCTTCAGACATCTCAACGCCTTGTGGAGCTTGAGGATTTTTTGCTTGTATTTCTAGATAAGCATTTACTAAGTCAGTGCTACTCATTTCAGAAAACGATTCTATTGTCTCCTCACTAAGTTGCCCATCATTAGCATAGTACTCCTCTGATGCGTCGTTAATTAAACTTGTCGCAGCAGCATAAGGAGATACCTCTTCATCGCTTTCTTCCTCTTCTTCATATCCTTCGTCGCTGCTTTCGTAGTCGACTTCTTCGTCTTCTTGTTGTCCAAGTTTCTTTTGTAATGATAAGTATGCGCTCTCTAATTCTTCTGCGCTTTTATATTTACCAGCCAGTAGTCCTTCTTGTTCTGCTACTAACTCTTCTCCTACTTTCAGAGAGTCCTGTTCCTCTTCGGTCAGTACGTCTGCATCAGGAGAGTTATCATATGATAAAGTTTCTGCCATTATTCAGGTTGTTCGATTGGTGGTTGTGGTTGTTTGCTTGGGTCAGCAGCAGGCGAGTTAGCGAATTGACCAGCCTGATTAACAAGAGACATATTTGTCTGCTCTTGCATCATCTGTTCCTTATCTGATTCTATCTCGTCTGGAGTCTTAACAAGGTTAAGAACATCTATACCTTGAGCAGCAGCTAGGCGTTTAATAGCTTCAATAGGATTGATTAGCTTTTGTAATGCCTCTGGTCCTACTGTGCCTGCAATAGTCTGCATGAACATAGTAAGAGCTTCTCTGTCTTGCCCACGTCCTAAAGCATTTACACCAGCCACAATCTGTGGTCTAATAATTTCTTTAGGTAACTTAGGTATCTCATTAGTTCTTTGTAAAACTAATAGAGTTCTATCTAAGTAAGGTATTAAGAAAGATGTAGTTAACAAACTGAAGATGCCACCGAGCTGTTGCTCTAGTTCTAACTGTGTTAGTCTGACTTCTTCTGCTGTTACTCTCTCTGCATTTCTCACATTCATTACTAAGAATGCTTCAAGTAACCTTCGTTCTATTGTTTGTGCCATGTTAGCAGCAGTAGAGAAGTCGGCTGTCTTACCAACCTGTACAACTTGTACGTCTTCTGCTCTACCTTGTACGATGGCTCCATTTCCAGCCTTTGCAATAGTGGCTGGCTTCGTGGTTGAAGATGGACTGACCAGAAAGATCACCTTACTGGCAGCAGCAGCTCCTTCGACAAGAGCCTGTGATAAACCTTCGAGAGATTTGAGATCACCAAGGAACTCTTCTACTCTACCACGTCCGTACTGTTCTCCGTCAACTGAATTGAAAGTAAGAACGAGCCAAGGGCTTGCATTCTTAGGAGCTGTACTACGTGAGCCGGGTATTATCATGTCTTCTACTTCTTGGTACCATACCCATCTGCCGTTCTCTAGTTTCACGCACGTGTAAACTTCGACATCATCACTATGGCTACCAGCAGTTTCGTCGATGCCCGTGTTGGGTTGAGGTTTAGGTACCTCGTAACCGAGTACGTCTCGACTTACCAATTCCTTTGTAACTATTTCTAGGACGTTACCATTTCCGTCTCTGTTGACGACATACCTAGTAAGGGGGTAGTTTTTAATACCATCCTTACCCATAAATAGCAAAGCATTACCACCAACAATTAAATGTTTTAGTGCTTGATGTATAACAACTCTGTCATTTGATGCAGCGATATAGTCCATGACCATGCGCTCCATCTTAGACAAAGATAGTTCCATCTCTGACATTGCTTCAGGAGGTAGATCTTCACCTAACTTATCTGGTCTTACCTGTAGCTTAAAGAAGGAACCTTGTGGGGGTAAGATAGCAAGCATAAGTTTTGCTGCTAATCCTACCACACACTTGGAACCAACTGACTGCCACGGAATGTTAAGAGTTTCGTGTGTAGGTCTTGAAGATGTATCGTCTTGAATTAGGTAAGGCAACGTGAGTTTGCTACAGTCAACGGCTTTGTCTAGGAATTGACGTCGATCTGTTACCAGTTGATTGTATCTCTCACGAGCTAACATTAGTTAAGTCCTCCAGTTTTACCTGTGGTGCCTGTACCTGTATTAATCTTTGGATTTAATTTAATTTTTAATGCGCCAGTACCTTGTGCGTATTGACTCTGGCTCTTACTACCTTTATCTTTCTTAGCCTTTTTCACTGCTGGATTTACATCCTTCATCACTGGGTCAGGAGGTGGTGCAGCAGGAGTTGGAGGTAGTGGTGGTGGTGGAGCTGGAGGTAATGGAGGTGGTGGTGCAACACTACGGCTTCCAAATATACACATTAGATTTCGTCCTCTTCTATGGATTTTATGTAATCAATTACGCTGGCTTGTCCAGCTCTATACATAATTGATTCGATTGATTCTGTTGGGTGAACTGGTTTCCACCCGAAGTTATCATCTAACTTCTTTATTAACTCTTCAAGTCTATCGTTGTGTAACTTAAGAGTATTTAGGGAGATTGACATTCGAGTGCTCAAAGAATGCAGGCATTCTAGCTGCCTTGGTTTGAGAAAATTCTGGTGCTTTGCCTTCGTACATAAGTCTGTCGCTGGCATCTAACCAAAATTTTTTGTCCAAATATCTATCGGCATTCTGTTTTAAGGGTTGCATCACCCAGTTAATAGTTGCCTTTCTTAGTTTGTCTAGTGACTGACTAGGCTTGAGACCTAGCTCTGTACATACCAGAGAGTTAGCTGCCACATGGACTTGCTCGTCTCTAGATATATCTGCACTGACAGTTCTTAGACCGGCATCACCACAGAATCTAAAGAAGGGTAATAGTACAAAAAAGATTGCTCTCTCTGCTACTAATGCCTTCAGTATAGTGTGGTCTGGATGCTGTTCCCATGCTGCACGTAAGCGCAATGCTTCGGCTTCGGCTTTGTCATCTACGCCTAGAGCGTTGGTGATGTAGCCAAGTGCAAGATCATGTTTGATCTCGTCTTTGACGTTGCTTTCTAGAAGTGCTCTAGCAGCGTCGGGAACTTCTTTATCAAGTGCGTCTGTAATGAACTCGCCAACTGGTAACTCCATATGGCGTATTGCAAGAGCACGGTAGATGGTTTCTTCTGCACCTTCTTTTAGTTTTCCTTTAGATGTTTGTACGGGTGTCCAAGATCTTTTCCGGGACAGTAGTTTTATATAGGGATTCATTGTTGACAATCACAAGCTATTTCGTCTGGTTTATTACTCATAATTTCTGCCAAGTAATCTTCGACCTCAGTATCTTCCAGTGCTGCGTAAGCATCTGTCTTATCCTGTGTATCTCCCATCACTTGCAAAGCATAATATAGAGAAGTCTGTGGTGAGTTAAGCCACTCTTCTATAAATGCTTCATCGTAAGTCACCATGTCGCTCCAAGAGTTGAAGCTATAGCCATGAAGCAATCCTGTTCTATCGAGCATAATCATTATCTGATCTGCTACTAATTTGTAACTCTCCCATCCTACCTCGGATGCGATCTCGACGTCGCCATATTTTACCTGTTCAACACCAAACTCACCTGAATCCCTGTCGACAACTCGACTAATTGGTGGTGCTATTTCTGGTGTAGCAGTAAAGCCTTTTAAATCTCTACTCCTGTAAGAACAACTGGCGGTAGGAGCTATCGCGAATGCTCGGTCCATGTTGTTCTCACGTGCTATGTTAGCTGCCTCTTGTATGCCGAGGAAGAGCTCACGTGCAGCTAATCCCGCGTAACCTTCGTAAGGCTCAGCGTTATTCGTCGCTGTAAGAGCCTTACCAAACTCGGCATATGTAATATTGTTGTTGGCTAGGAAGTTAGCTAAGCCAAGCATTCCTAATCCTACTTGTCTGTCGACCTCTGGTGCTAGATACTCTCCAGTTGCGCCAACACCTGTCTTGCCATGGAGATCGCACAACTGCGACATGCCCTCACGGAAAGCTGGGCGTAGGTCGCCGATACGACAGGCTGACAAATTAATATGTTGGAGGAGGCACGTTCCACGTGAGGGCAAATAAACCTCAAGACAGACGTTGCTTCGGATGCGTTTTCCATTTTTATCATGTTTAATTTTGTTTAACCAGACATCTCCTTCTGCAATTCCTCTAAGTATTGCTTCCTTTGTTTTAGTTTCTGAATTAAACCAGAGTTCTGGGGTGAGGTCAATACATCGCTTGACCCATGGGAGCTCGGCTCTTGAGACTTGCACGAACTCAAGAATATCGGGGTGATTAATATCAAGATGGAGGACAACAGCACCGTTCCTGTACGTGCCTCCGCGCCTAAGTATTTCATTTAATGTTGAGTAGATTTTTCCGAATGAGACAGGTCCTGATGCAACGAGGCTATCAGGTCCTTTATTTGTTGTAGTTCCTTTTGGTCTAAGGTCCGACAAGTGGA